TCAAAATTAGGACCTAGCTGACCTTGTAAACTTAAATCCTGAGGAGTTACTTGATTTAATTGATTACGTATTGACATTTTATTATAATTTTATTGTTTGGTATAAATATATTAAGCAAATGAACTTGGCGCACCATATTGTGACTGAATTGTGTTAAGACGCAAAATAGAATCAGTACCAGCATTAACTGTTACTGGTCTTGAAGCTAAAGCTGCTATACTTTTTGTCATAGCTTCTAATTTAGAATCAACACCTCCCATTAAATTAATAGAATCTGTAGGACCTGAATAAACATCATTTCCTTTAAATAAATTAGTACCAGCAATTACTGTATCATTGTTATTTAAAGCATATGATCCTTTAGGTGTTACTAATGTTCTTTCACCATAATTTGAAAACATATCATCAGTTGAACTCACATTAGCTGCTGCTATAATAGCTGCTGTTAATCCAGCACCTATAGCTAAACCAGCTAAACCACCTGTAAGTATTGATTGTGGTCCACTCATAGCTGCTCCATAGGCTTTACTTATAGCTGTACCTATTGATAAAGCTTTAAGTGCTCTAGCTGCTTTTACTAATGAAGCAAATCCAATAATAAGTTTAGCTATACCACCTGTGACCATAAGTCCAATAATTGTGGCTATACCTCCTGTTGAATTTAACATATCAGCTATTTTTCCAACCATTTGACCTAATGGACCTTCAACTAAACCAGCTATAGTTTCTTTTAAGCTTTGGAATGTTTTTTCTAATTTTTCAGCTGTAGCTTGTTGTTGTAAACTTTTAACTAATGAATCTTGTTCACTTAATCCTCTTTCACGAGCTATTTTAAGTTGTTCTTCAGCTGTTTTACCTGTTACATCTCCTAATTTCTTAAAAGTTTCTTGTTCTGTTAACATATCAGCTAACTCATTTCTTGAAAAACCAAAAGCTTTAGCCATAGCTTCTTGTTGTAACCTATTCATTTTATTAAACTCAGCTAAATCACCTGTTTGTTCAGCTATAGCATTCATGTAACCAACTTGATCATTATTTAAAGCTGCTTCTCTAGCTTTTTCTAGATTAATTTTTTTACCAGTTAATAATTCAGCTTCAAGTTCAGCTTCAATTGATGACTCAAAATTTAAAAGACTTTGAGCAGCAGCATCCATCTTATCTAAATTAGATCCTAAAGCTTTAGCTTGCACAACAGCTTTAGCTAATGCTTCTGGATTTTGTTTAAAATTTGATAGTGTGGCTTTACTTAATTTTCCTATCTCAGCAAATACTTGTTTAGCGTTAACTTGTATATTAAATTGTTTTTGTGCTTGAACAATACCAGTGGCTATATTTTTATTAGTTTCACCAGCTCCTTTATTATTTAAAAGTCCTAACTTATATATTTGAATAGACTCATCATTTGACAAACCCATCATTTCAGTCATTTTAGTTAACTCATGATAAGTTTCTCCACTTAATTGAACATTTAATCCTAAAGATTCAGCAGCATCCTTCATTGTTTTAGCATAATCTGCTCCAGTAAATGTAGCATCACCCATTGATCTACCTATAGCCTTAGCATTATTTATTAATTCTTTAGATCGTTCTGTACTGGTACCCATTGATCTACCTAAAGTAGCTACTTGTTTATTTACTTCTAGGAAATTACCATATATTTTTTTAATATCATTACCTAATGAACTAAATGCTTTTTTAGCTATAGCTCCATACACAGCTAAACTTGTGGCTGGATCATTTAGTGCTTTTTTTAATCCAATAAATAAAGTTTTTGAAGCATGTTTAAAAGCTAAATCTAAATTATTTGTTTTTCTATAAGTTTCTTCTAATACTTCATTAGCTTTTTCTAAGTTTAAAACTTGGGTGAATGCACTTAATCCAAGTTTATCCATTAATCCAATTGTACCTTTTAAAATAGCTCCTCTAACATTTAATTCTTTAGTAATTTTTTGCTCATCTTGAAGAGATTTTTTAATTCTTTTACCTAAAATTTCTTCTATTTGAAGTCTATTTTTTCCTGCTTCTATAGATTTTTCAAATTCTTCTAATAATCCAGTTTCTAATTTTGTTAATGTTTCATTTCCCTTTTTCTTTTCCTGAATTGCTTGAACAGATTCATATAATATATCTTTATTTTTATTAAATTTCTTTTGAAGAGTTTCTAATTCTTTAATACCTAGTCTATTAATACCGTCTTGATGACGAGATAAATCTTCAGCTAAATCATTTAATGTGCTAAAAGCTTTTGCTCCTTTTCTAGCATTAGAATCTATACCTTTAATAGCTTCATTTACATTAGACATTGTTCTAGATAAATCTCTTGTTGTAAAAGATATATCTTCAAAATAATCCTCAGCTACACGAAGGACTTCAGTTAAAGCTGCTGTGTCCTTCTTAATTATTTCCTTATTTTTTTTAATAGACTCAGTAGATAATTTTATACTTTTATAGTATTTATCTATTAGTGCTAATTGTTCTGGTGTTAATTGTGGATCTGCCATTTACAAAATTTATCATGTATAAATATGAAAGCACCTATTTTTTAGGTGCTTTTACTGATGTTGTAAAATCAGCTTGAGGTATATTTGGACGAGCTAGTTGTTTAGAATTTGTTATTTGTGAACCTTTTCTAGTTTTTTCATATTCTTCATTTTGTTTTTCAATATGATCATTTATTTTACGAATATGAAATTTACGTGTTTGTATAGGCATATTATATACTTCACTGTAAATAAATCCACCTCCTCCATGATAAACTAAATCATGGACTTCAGCCATAAATATAGGTTTATAAGCTGGTATCAGGCCAAAGAAAGTTAACTCCAATTGGTAAACTAACGCCCTCCACAACGTCACCTTTAGATGTAGTATAATTAAATTTTAATGGAAGATCTGGTTCAATTTCTTTATATTTTTTTCTTAGTATTCTTGAATCACCTACTAACATAGAATCAGCAAACTTTCTAATATCTTCTTGTTCTCTATTTCCATTAACTGAAGTGATTATATGTTTTAAACGTGTTGTAATATCATAAGAACTATTTGGATTAATACGTTTTAACCCTTCAATTTCTTTATCAATTCGTTTTTCATCACCATGAGTTAATAACTTAAAAGTAACAACAACTTTACTTGGTAAACTTAAACTAAATTCATTTTTACCTTGAGTTAATTCTGGATGAATTGGTTTAGAGTCAATTAATGATAAATCTACAGTTATATTTTGTTTAATATTTGTTTCTGGATCTTCATATTCAAACTCATAATTTTTTCCATAACCTAAAATACGAGCTGCTATTAATAAAGCATTTTTATCACCAATTAATAATTCATTATAATCAATTGGTGTCACAATTAATGATTGTAATAATTTGTCAATAACAATACCTTGACGAATAAAATTGATATTAGTTAAAATATCTTCATCTTTGGCTGTCATATACCTCATTTCAAGTGTACCCTTAGATAATAGTGATTCTAGTGGGTAAGGTAAACCTTTAGATGGTAATTCAATTTGTTCAGTTGGAAACTTTAATTTTTCTTCCATAACATTTTATTAATTTTATATATATAAATATATGAAAATAAAAAAAGCCATCCAAAAGGATAGCTCTTAATATTTGTATTATGTTTAAATTAATAGTTTAATATACAATAATCCATTGCTACTGTTATATTAATACTAATGTAAGCTTCATTAACCCAATCATATTCACCAAAGTTAGCTTCTTTACAATAGGCACCTTTAATAATCCATTCACCTACTACATCACCAACTGGACCTAAAATGTTTAAACGTAAATCTTTCTTATAGAAATCAGAATAACCATCACGACCTGTTACTGATTCATGTGCTAAACGAGCCCATTCCATTACAGTTTGAGCACCTGATGGAGTTACTGGATCATAAAGTTCCATTGTCATATCATTCCATTTAACTTTACCTTTAACCTTACGATAAACATTAATATGGTCTAATATAATTTCACCTGCATTAAATGATGGAGAAGCAACTTTTCTAACTAAATAAGTTGGAATACCACCAATATACATTAAAAAGCGATTCTGAACCTTAGGTTCAAATGCTGTGAACATTATTTCTGTAGGATCTAATACTGCCATTGTATTGTTATTTAATATAAATATTAATAATTGTTATTTTTGCGCAACTGGTTCTTCAACTGGAATTTGTTTTTTATCTTTATCATCTTTATCTGATTGCATCTTATTTAGATAAGTCATTACTAATTTATAATTTTGATTACTTTCAAGACTACTTAATTGAGATCCTTTTTTATTTTGTAAAAACTTAGCTATAGCTTCTATCACTCTAGAAAAATCTTTAACATTAGTAACAGCTGAGGCTAATTTAGTTAATGAAGATGTGACACCTGCAACAGCAGTATCTGCTGCTGCATCATCTTCAAATTCATATAATTTTTTATTTTTTATCATTTATTATTTTTTATTAATTTCCAAATTCTACACCAGTTGGTAAGATATTGAAATCTAATAGGATAAATTCAGCAGTTTTAGTTGGTTGTAAGAAAATTTGTCCTACTAATTGATTACGGTCAATTACATCTGGAGTGTTATTTGTTTCATCCATTACTACTTTAAAAGCATATAAACCTTGTCTTGATTGGACAGTCTCTAAATATGGAGTGACTTGAGTTATAAATGCGTTACGAGTAACAGTTGTATTTTGTTCAAATATTAAATTTTTAGCAACATTACCAATAAATCTCTTAAGAGCAATTAATAAACGACGAACATTAATTCTATCTAAAGCACTAGCTTTTTGTTGTAATGTTTTCTGACCAAAAGCAGCTACACCAATATTAGGGAAAGTAGCTATTGGATTAACTTTACCAGCATATAAATTATCACGATTAATTGGAGATAATTTTCTTTCTGCTTGAATAACACCACCTAATCCACCTCTATTTAAACCAGCTGGAGCAAACCACTCAGCACTTACTCTATCATTGAAAGCATAAACACCTGGCATAATTGTTGAGGCTGGAACAAATACTAATTTACCAGTTTCTTGAGACACTACTTGAACCCATGGCCAATAAGCACCAGCGTAGTTAGTATTTAATGTGGCGGCTGAATTTACAACACTTGTTAAAGTACTATTATATTCTTTTAAGTCAGTGATATAAAAATAATCACCTCTATTTTCAGCATTAGTTATAAAACTAGTTACAGCTGATGAGTGTAAAGACTTAATTAAACCTGGAGTCACCAATAAAGAATAATCATATTCATCTTTATTAGCTAAAATATTACTAGCTGTTAAATAGTTAGAGGCTAATATACCTTGAGTTGTAGCTCCTATATTTTTAAATAATGTATTTCCAATAAATGGAATATTATTACCTGTTCCACCATCAAATGATCCACCATAAGATCCAGATCCAGCTAATGGTAATGAAGCTGAATAGCTTGATCCAAGTAAAACACCTGGTAAACCATTAACTGCTACATCACCAGCATTATTAAAATAATCTGGGGTTGGAGAATTTACAGATTTAACTCTCACATAGCGACTATTATTTGGATAATCACCATCTATATCAATATAAAATCCACCCATATCAGAATCATAGGATAATGTTTTTAATTGATCACCTATTACTGATGCTATATAGTTTGATTGGTTTGGATCTAAAGATACATTAGTGAATGTTTCTAATACAACTTTATTAAGTTCATTATCATCACCACGGCGAATTACAACAGTAAATGTACCTTGAGTTTGATTAACATTTGTTATTTCAAATCTAACATTTTCTGAAGATCCACTACTTAAACCACCATTACTTAAAACAGATCCACTATTATCAGTAAATAAACCAACATTTAATGTTTCTAAAACAAATGAAGATGTTGGTAATGCTAATGAAGATCCAGATACTAAAATACTAGCTGATGATGGAGTAAATGAGCCACTAACAACTTTTGTCACTAAAATTGAAGATCCACCTTGTTGAAAGTAATTAAAAGCAGCTATTGAAGTTAAAAATTCATAATTAGCTCCACCACTAACAAATGAACCACCAAATCGGTTAATATAATCACTATATGAAGTAACTACAGTTGGAATGTATGGTTTACCTTTAACAGTTGGACCAACTAAAGCTAAACCAACCGTCACTGGACCTTGACTTATTTGAGATAAGTCATTTTCTCTAGTGAGAACACCTGGGGATATTAATGTTTCTTGCGCCATGTTTTAAATAGATTTTATCTATTGATAAATATATAAAATGATTTATAAAACGAAGAAGCCCTGACATTACTGTCAAGGCTTTCTTCTATATTAACTCCTAACACCTAACCATACATATTATGATTTTACTTCTCCTGTCTCAAGATCAATAGTACCTTCACCATATTTTTCTTGTAATTGTTTAGCTATTTGTTTTTCTCTAATTGTTATATCTTTTTGAGTATCTAGTAATATAATTTTTTGAATTTCTAATTCACCTAAAGCGTAAGCTAAATTTGTGTATTCTTCTTTAATAGTTTTAACAGTTTGTAATTCTTCAACTGTTAATTTTTTACTCACAATACCCATTATTCATCAACTTTAATCAATTTGAAGAATACTGGATAGTTGTCTGATGATTCTACTGATTCTAGTTCTTCTAATTTGAAACCTTTATGTTCTAATTCACGAGTTTCTTCTAATAACGCATTGAATTCATTTTGGAATTCAACAAATTTTGGATTGATTTCACGGGAAATAACTTTTCCCTCTTCATCAGTTTGTTCATTAATGTATAAAGGAATGCTAGTGTTTCCATTAGCATCTGTTTCACCATATTTTTGAATAAGTTCATTTTTAATTTTTTCAACAGCTTCTTTTTCAGCCACTACTTTTTTAGCTAAATCAGTTAACCAATATTTAGTGGTTAATTTAACTTTTTCACTTAATAACCCATTAGCTAATTTTTCATTAGTTTGTTGGTTTATAGCTCCGTTTAATTCAGATTCTAATTGATAAAACTCAGATAATTTTAAATTTATCTTTTCCATATTTTATTTTAATTTTTTTACTATTTTTTTAGTTGTTGATTTTTTAGCTACTGGTTTTTTATTAGTAGTTATTTTCTTTTTAGGTGTTGATTTTGATTTTTTAATTATATCTTTAACAATAGATGGTGTTGGTGTAGACTCAGGAGCTAATTCATCTACAAATGAATGAATTTCATTATTTATTTTATTTAAATCTTTGTTTTGTTGTCTATTAATAAACCATAAACCAACAACAATAGAAATAATAGCAGCTAAAATTAAAAATGTTATCATAATTTTATTTATTTGATATAAATATATATAAGAGATAAGAGACAGCCAAATTTATTTTAAAATATTATTTATATTGTTCTTTAATTTGTTTTTGCTCATCCTCTGTAAGATATGCTTCTATTCTATGGTATCCAAGTGCTCCTAATTCAAATCGTGATTCAACACTAAATTTTTTAGATATATCAAGTGGTGCTAATTTACCAGCATTATATTTAATCATACGTAAACAGAAAAATATATCTTCTGCAAAGAAAGAAGCTGATGAATATTGACCTACCACCATAAGATCTTGTAGGTCAGTTTTCCATCCATACATACGACAAATATATTCCATTACTCGTGGATTACGTAATGATAACCCACCATTTTGTATAGTTTGGTCTTTAACAAAATTATAACATGGAGCACCTACATAATCATATTCAAAAAAGTCTTCAATACCTTTTTTTAGTAATCCTGTATCACGTTGAAATATTAATACACGTTCATAATTAAAATAATCTTTCCAAAAATCAGGTTGTGTCATCATTAAACACATATTAAATAAAGATTTCATACGTGTATCTTGTAATAACTGTTCTAATCCTGGGATATATTTAATTGAAACTGGAGTTTCAATATTTTTATTATAAGGTAAAAATGTTGCTTTTAATGTATATTCATTTAATTGTTCAGTATATTTTTCTATATTCTCATTAGATGTATAAACAAACAAATCAGTATCTTTAGGAAGATACT